TCAATCCTTATATATACTAAGCGGTTCAATCACATCTATAGACGAAACAGGTAACGAAATTACTGCAATTAACGGATCAGGAACATTTTTTGAGTTCCAACTTCCTAGAAACGTAGGTTCAGTTTCCGAAGCAATTAATGCTTCTTTAGAGGCAGGTACTGTCTTTTATGAAACTACAGCAGAATTAGTTATGCAGAAGTTACAGACTTCTGTGAGAAACCAAGTTCAGTTACTCAGCCAAAATCCCAACTTAAAGATTATCGTTCGTACGAATAATGGTCAGCAAGATGGAGGAACTGGAGAGTATTTCTTACTTGGACGCTATAGAGGATTATCAGTATCAGGAGGTACTGGAGCAACTGGAACAGCATTCGGAGATTTATCCGGATACAGTTTAACATTTACTGGACAGGAGCCAACTCCAATGTTCGAAATAGCTACTACAGGTAACGATTTATCTACAGCTTTAGTAGGTATTACTGTAGGGTAATTAAATATTTAGTAAGAGAGGGTTATAGTTGTCTATTTCCCTCTTTTTTACTATCTTATAAAAAATATTAAATGCTATACTTTAGAAATTCAGGTTCGGTACAATCAATGACCTTATGGCCAGAAGTATCGGCATCCTTAGCATTATCACCTTCAGGAGGTTTAGATCTTAGAATCGTTCAAGACTATGATCAATCAGAGACTATAATACCTGCAACACTTTTAAATACACCTACAGAGTATAATCCAAGATTAGTATTTCAGATTAATACAGTAGATGTTCCAGCATACAAAGGCTTATATACAGTCTACCTTAGAGAGTTTATAGGAGAAAGACCTATATGGGGAACCACACATAATAAGTGGACAGATGCTAACTGGAAATGGTCAACACCATCAGTAGTATTAGAATATAGAATATTAGATCAAGATAGAGGGACAGTACAAGGATTAGATACAGAGGAAATTATACAGTACTTGGTATCCTCATCTGAGTATATTTATGGAGAAGGAGTAGATACAACAAAAGAATATATATCTCCAGATCAAGATGGAGCATACACAACATATCATTTATAATGGCAAAGAGAACAAAAACAGTACATTTCGGAAAAATAAACAGGTTCGAAGGAGCTAAAGTAGCTAATTACGAATCAACACACGATAAGTATGTTAAATCCGGAAATGATAATAAGTTTCCTCAAACCCTTATAGAACTTTATAATGATTCTTCTATACACAATGCCTGTATAAAAGCAATTACAGAAGCTATAATAGGAGGAGGATTAACAGCAGATAATACATTTGCTTTAGATAAAGCTAACAAGAAAGACACCTGGAATGATATATTCTCAAAGGTAACTATAGATTTCTACTTACACGGTTCATTTGCTTTAGAGATTATATGGTCTAAAGATAGATCAAGAATAGCAGAAGTATACCATATAGATTTCTCTCATATTAGAGCACAAGAAAAAGACTATAGAGGAGAAGTACCAGGATGGTATATATCTTCAAAATGGGGTAAATACGGAAGTGTAAATGTTAACAAGAGTGACATTATACATTTACCTACATTCGATCCTAGTAAAAAACTAGAAGAACCTAACCAATTATTTGTAGTTCAGTCGTACCATGCCGGACAAGAGGTTTATCCACTGCCGACTTATGTAGGAGCATTAAAAACTATAGCTTTAGATATATCAGTAGATAACTTTCATTTAGCTAATATTAACAACGGTTTAGCACCATCTATGATGATTACTACTTTTACAGGAGGATCTGATGATGATGTACAGGCAATAGAAGCAAGCTTAAGAGCTAACTATGGAGGAACATCTAATGCTGGTAGCTTAATATATCTTGATGTTGACTCCCCTGAAAATGCACCTCGAATAGAACCTATACCACAAAATGGAGCAGATGGTTACTACCAAACTATAGGAGAAATAACTACACAGAAAATACTAACAGCACATAGGATTACTTCTCCTCTACTTTTAGGTATACAGCAACCAGGATCTTTAGGTAATAGAAATGAAATGATAGATGCTTTCTTATTATTTCAACACAACGTAATAGAACCATTACAGCAGGATATTTTAAGACAACTAGAATACATCTTAGAGTTTAACTTCCCAGGAATAGTTTTAGGAGTAGAGACTAGTATGTTATTTGAGAATGGAGAAGTAGTAGAAGAAGTAGTTACATCTGTAGAGACTACAGGATTAGAAGATGCTCAAATACAAGAAACTATATAAACAATGACAAATACTTTCCTCATATCAGAAGCAGTATTAAGGAACTACACAGATATAAACTCTTCAGTAGATTCAGCCTTAATAAAGAACAGCATTAGAGAATCTCAAGATATTTCTCTACAAGCAGTAATAGGTACTTTACTATATGAAAAATTATTAGATCTAGTAGATACAGGAGATATAGATACTCCTACATATTCTAACTACAAAGGTCTATTAGATAACTACATACAAGACTTTTTAATCTATGCCTCTTATTGGTATGCTTTAGATGCTATATACCTAAGAAGTAGAAATAATGGACTAATACGTCCTACAGGGGGAGAAAATAGTGAAGGTGTAGAAAGAGAATTATATAATCTTAAAAGACAGGCAGTAACTAATAAGTTAGAATACTACAATCAAAGGTTAACTAACTACATTATAGAAGAAGAAGGATTATTCCCAGAACTTACGCAGTCGAATAAATTATACGAACAAATACCTGACTATACTGGAAAGTATGGTTCACCATTTGTATTTAGAAAAAGATACAATGCTCAAATGTTTTTAGATAGAGGTATCCCGGTAACTAATAGTGCGTACCCACAATACCCACCTCCATATTCATCAGACGGAAAACCAGGAAATCTACCTAAATAAAATATATACAAATGGGAGTAAATCTTACAAACTTATACATTGACGAAACATTTGAAAAGCTAACCCAAATAAGTGGGTCCAAGCTTACAGATGGATTGGGTAATGATATCAACTTACTTAACATTACTGCCTCATACGCTTTAAATAGTGTACCACAAGTTAGTGCTTCGTATGCAACATCAGCAAGTCATGCATTAAATGCAGACAATAGTATATCTAGTTCATACAGTGTAACTGCCGTAAGTTCTTCTTATTCTAATACAAGTACATCGGCTTCACATGCCATTGCAGCAGATACAAGTATTTTAGCAGACACTGCTTCTCTACTAATAGGTAATGCAGAACAAGTATCTCATATAGATTTTGCAGTAGGAGGAGATGCTACAGTAGAAAGAAGACTTACCTGGAATGATACAGATGGTACTTTAAATGTTGGACTAAAAGGAGGTAATGTTACCTTACAAGTTGGTCAAGAAGAAGTAGCAAGAGTAGTAAATGGAACAGGAACTAACTTATTAGAAGCACAGTATAGAGCTGTAAAAGTAATAGGGGCACAAGGACAAAGACTACAAGTAGATTTTGCACAGGCTAACTCAGATATAAACTCAGCTACTACATTAGGTTTAGTAACAGAGAATATTAACAACAACCAAGAAGGGTTTATTACTACTCAAGGTACAGTTAATAAAATTAATACAACAGGAGCTTTACAAGGAGAGACGTGGAATGACGGAGATGTATTATATCTATCAGCTACCACACCAGGAGTACTTACAAATGTAAAACCATTAACACCAGCACATCTTATTGTAATAGGATTTGTAGAATATGCACACCAAAATAATGGTAAGATATATGTAAAGGTAGATAATGGATATGAGTTAGAAGAACTACACGATGTATTAATAACCAATCCTACAAATGGAGAAGCATTAGTATATGAGAATGGTATTTGGATTAACTCAGATGTACCACACATATCAGCTTCTTATGCAGTATCTTCAAGTCAAGCAGAAAAAGCTAACGGTGTAGTTAATACTCCATCTTTAGGTAGTGAGTATATGTTAACAGGTAATTCTGGTGATGATACAGTATATAGAACTAACGTACTTATATCTGGTAGTAATGCTATACAAGCTAACGGAGGATTCTTCGGCAATCTTATAGGTAATGCAGATACAGCAACAAGTGCTTCATATGCCTTAACAGCTTCATATGCTTTAAATGCCGGAGCAGGAGATAGTTTTCCTTACACAGGATCTGCTATTATATCTGGTTCTTTAACAGTAATAGGGCAATCAACTGTAAATGGTAGTTTTAACCAGAATATTATAGATACAGGATCTGATTCTTTTAGAATAGGTAATAACGATGCTTACTTAAATATGGCTATAGGAGGATTTGGTCCTCCAGAAAACTATCAGGTTAGTTCTTTTATGACCTTTGGAGGAGCAGATGAAACTTTCTTTAACTCACAAGGAAACTTTAACATAGCAAACATAAACCCAGGAACAGGTTCTATAAATGTAAGATCTGAGAACAACCTAAACTTAACTTCTGTTGGAGGTGATATAGATATAACTGCAGACAATAATATAAAACAACAAGTTGGATCTACCACAGCTGTTTTAAGTGACTTTGGAT